GATGCACCTGAATCAAGAACATCAAATCAAACTGAAAAGCAATATGGAGTAGCTTCTAAAAGATTTTTAGAAGGTATGTGTGATGATAAGAATGGATTAGTTTTAAGAACTCATAAAGATAAAAAAGGTAAGTTCGGAAGAATATTAGGAGAATTATGGCGAACTACAGATTATGCAGATCAATCCATAAATGAATACATGATAGAAAAATATCATGCAGTAAGATATATGGGTCAATCTAAAGATGATATTAGAGATGAACATATAAAAAATAGATTAAAAGTTACATTAGATGGAAAATAAGAATGAAATGAAAAAATTCTTTCCTCCTGAGGAGAAGAATGTTGACAATGACTACAAATATTCAAGAGATACTTATTACGAACTTGTTGAAAAAGGCAAGCAAAGTTTAGAATTGATGATTGAAGTTGCTAGAGAAAGCGAACATCCTCGTGCGTTTGAAGTATTATCAGGTATGATTAAAAATATTTCTGACGTTAATGATAGATTAATGGATTTAAATAAAAAGAAAAAAGACTTAGATAGAAAAGAAGAAATTAAAAACATTGCTAACACTACAAATAATCTCTTTGTTGGGTCAACATCTGAATTACAAAAAATACTTAAAAATGAAACGGACCTAGTTAATGTTACACCAAAATCAAAATGAAAACTATCTAGGCAATCCCAATATAAAAAAAGACGGTATCGTTCAAAACTGGACGGAATCTGAAATAAAAGAATATGCGTTATGCATGAAAAGCCCGCAATACTTTATTGAAAAGTATGCTAAAATTATATCTCTTGATAAAGGATTGGTTCCTTTTAAATTATATCCATATCAAAAGAAAATGTTTGAACAATTTGAAAGGAATAGATTTAATGTCGTACTTGCATGTAGACAATCAGGCAAATCAATATCGGCGTGTGGATACTTGCTTTGGTTTGCACTCTTTCAACCAGAAAAATCAATTGCAATACTTGCGAACAAAGGTGCCACTGCAAGAGAAATGTTGGCGAGGATTACTATCATGCTTGAAAATATTCCTTTCTTTCTTCAGCCTGGCGTCAAAGCTCTTAACAAATCTAATATTGATTTTAGTAACAATAGCCGTATTATTGCTGCTGCTACGTCTGGTCAGTCTATTCGTGGTCTTTCTATCAACTTACTTTACTTAGATGAGTTTGCATTTGTTGAAAGGGCCGCAGAGTTTTATACTTCTACATATCCTGTAATATCTTCAGGTGTTGATACTAAAATCATAGTAACATCCACTGCAAATGGAATAGGTAATACTTTTCACAAAATATGGGAAGGTTCAGTGCAAGGTGTTAATGAATATAGCAATTTTCGTGTAGATTGGCATGATGTTCCCGGTAGAGATCAAAAGTGGAAAGAAGAAACAATCAATAATACATCACAAGTTCAATTTGATCAAGAGTTTGGAAATACATTTTTTGGAACAGGTGACACATTAATAAACGCACAAACACTCTTAGATTTAAGAGCATCCAATCCAGTAAGAATATTAGAAGGCCAAGATATGTTAGTATATAAAGAGCCTGTAAAAGAACATGAGTATATGCTAACCGCGGATGTTTCTAAGGGAAGAGGACAGGACTATTCATCTTTTTCTTTAATCGATATTAGCGTGAGACCTTTTGAACAGGTGGCTGTGTATCGCAACAACACTATCTCTCCATTACTCTTCCCTAATATTATATATAAGTATGCGAATGTCTACAATAAAGCGTATTGCGTAATAGAATCAAACGATCAAGGTGCAGTGGTTTGTAATGGTTTGTACTATGATTTAGAATATGAAAATGTACATGTTGAGTCTGCAATAAAAGCAAATGCTATAGGCATTGAAATTAATCGTAAATCAAAAAGACTCGGATGTAGTGCACTTAAAGATTTATTAGAGAATAATAAAATTAAAGTTGTAGATGAACAAACTATACTAGAAATATCTACGTTTGAAGCTAAAGGGCAAACATTTCAAGCATCTGTTGGAAATAATGATGATTTAGTTATGAACTTAGTTTTATTTGGTTACTTTGTTTCTTCTGCATACTTTTCAGATTTAACTGACATTAATATTAAAGATGTCATATTTAATCAAAAAATGAAAGAAATACAAGAAGATATAGTTCCTTTTGGGTTTATTGATGACGGTGCTGATCATATTAAAAAAATAGAAGAAAAGGATAATGAGCATCCTTGGGCTATTGAATACAGCAATGACTTGTAAAACCGAAATATTATAAATAACATATAATTGAACAATCGCATTATGTTTTCATATAATTACAACTAAGAGGAATAAAAATGGGAATAGGAACACCAAGCGAATCCCCTGCGGTTGTCGTCAAAGAAATTGATCTGACTGGAGGTGTACCCAATACGCAGTCAACAACTGGCGCAGCTGTAATAAATTCTAGATGGGGGCCGGTTGAAAAAAGAACTCTGGTTGACAATGAAGATACTCTTGTCGACATCTTTGCTTCACCGGATTCTAGTAACACGATTTCATTTCATGAAGCTAATTTCTTCTTGAAATATTCAAGTAAATTACAAGTAGTTAGAATCATTGATACTGGAGCAAAAAATTCAGTATCAACAACAGGCCAGACAGGTGCGGCCACACCATCTACAGATGCACCTGAAACTGTCAAAAACGAAGATGATTTTAACTCACAATTGTCAGCACTGGATTCAGATCTACATACATTCATAGGTAAATATCCAGGCGCAATAGGAAACAGCCTACAAGTTCAAATGTGTCCAGCGAGTGACAGCTCGACTAATAGTGCATTTGATGCTTGGGCATATAAAGATAATTTTGATGCAGCACCGGGAAATTCTAGCTTTGCAAACAAGAAAAATGCAACAGACGATGAAGTTCATGTGGCAGTCATCGATAAAAACGGACAGTTCACAGGAACTAATGGAACAGTTTTAGAAACATATCCATTCATGTCTGTGGCTAAAAATGCAAAGAATGATGATGGTACATCTAACTACGTTAAAGATGTAATTAACGAAAGATCTGAATATGTCTGGATGGTGGATTTTGATTCAGACTTCAGACAAGCAGGTGCTGGAACTAATATGGCCGACAGTGGTTCTAACTTCAATTTAACAACTGCTGCTACAGGAGCTACAAAACCAGCTAGTCAAATCAAAACATTCAACTTTGCGTCTGGTACTGATGTTTCAAGCTTGACTACAGGAAATATTTTATCTGGCTTTGATCTTTTTGAAGATAAAGATCAAGTTGAGATTGATTTCTTAATTGCACCAAGTATGGCATCAAGATCAGATACAACCACCGTTGTAAATGATTTAGTTACTACAGCTGCATCATTAAGAAAAGACTGTGTAGTTGTCGCATCACCTGCAAGAACCGATGTTGTAAATGTAACAAATGCTGCTACAGCCGTTTCTAATGTAGTCACAACTGCTAATACATTTACTACATCATCATATCTATTCGTAGATAACAACTACTTAAAAGTTTATGATAAATTTAATGATCAATTCATTAACATTGCTGCAGCATCTTCTACTGCTGGATTAATGGCAGCAACTGATCTTAACAGAGCGGCATGGTTTTCACCAGCTGGTTCAAGAAGAGGTCAATATCTTGGAATAACTTCAATTGCTTATACACCTACTAAGGCTCAGAGAGATACTCTCTATAAAGCAAGTGTAAATCCAATTGCTAACATCCCAGGAGCTGGAGTAATACTGTTTGGCGATAAAACAAACTTATCAAGGCCTTCTGCATTTGATAGAATCAATGTAAGAAGATTGTTTTTAGTTCTCGAAAGAGCTATAGCAAGAGCGGCAGAGCAAGTACTCTTTGAATTCAATGATGAATTTACAAGAGCTGAGTTTGTCAACATTGTCGAGCCAGTATTAAGAGAAGTAAAAGGTAGACGCGGTATTACAGATTTTAGAGTAGTTGCAGATGAAACTAATAATACACCTGCAGTTATAGATAGAAATGAATTTATCGCAAGTATCTTCATCAAGCCGGCTAGATCAATCAACTTTGTCACACTAAATTTTGTGGCAGTAAGAACTGGCGTCGACTTTGAAGAAGTCGTTGGAACAGTTTAAGGAGGTAGACAATGGCAGTATTAGGCATAGATGATTTTAAATCAAAGCTAAGAGGTGGTGGGGCTAGACCTAACCTCTTCAAAGCTACAATCAACTTTCCGGGTTATGCGAACGGTGATCCAGAATTGACTTCATTCTTATGTGAGTCAGCTCAGATCCCGGGTTCAACACTCGGCCAGATTGTCGTACCTTTCAGAGGAAGACAATTAAAGATGGCTGGTGATAGAACATTCGATGTCTGGACAGTTACTATCATTAACGATACAGATTTTGCTATCAGAAATCCAATGGAGAGATGGATGAACGGTATGAATGCACATAGTGCAAACACTGGTCTTACAACTCCTGTTGCATATGAAGCAGATCTGTTAGTTGAACAACTGGATAGATCTGGTGATACTCTTAAAAAGTACACCTTTAGAGGTTCTTATCCTCAAGATATGTCTCCGATAGAATTGAATTACGCAACAAATGATGAAATCGAAAGATTTACTGTATCATTTGCGTATCAATACTATGAGACAGACACTACTAGTTAAGTTATAAATATTAGGAGAGCGCAAGCTCTCCTAACTTAAAAGGAATTAATATGGCTGAAGGTTTTAAATTATTTGGTTTTGAAATAACTCGCGCTAAAGATAATAAAAATATAAAATCCGTCGTTCCACCGAGAGATGACGACGGTGCAGGTTATGTTACATCTGCATCATACGGTACACACTATGGTCACTACATTAATATGGAAGGTGATGATTCAAAAGATCAAGCACAACTAATAATGAAATATAGAGGTAGTGCAATGCATCCTGAAGCAGATGCAGCTATTGAAGATATAGTTAATGAAGCTATTACGACAAGTGATGTTAAACCATCCGTTTCTTTAGATTTAAATGGTGTTCCAGTAAGTGATAATATTAAGAAACAAATGTATGAAGAGTTTAATAATATCTTTACAATGTTAAATTTTAAAGAATTAGGTCATGATATTTTTAGAAGATGGTATATTGATGGAAGACTTTATCATCATTTAGTTGTAGATGAAAGTAATTTATCAGCAGGTATTCAAGAAATAAGATATATTGATTCTGCTAAAATGAGAAAAGTAAAGCAGGTTAAAACAAAGACTGATCCTGTTACAAATGCAAAGATTGTAGAAAAAGTTGATGAGTTTTATATTTACCAGGATAAACCTGGTGCGCAAAAAGCTGGTGTCAGAATGTCATCTGATTCGATCAGTTACATTACATCTGGTATCTTAGATGAAAATAGAAAAAGAGTAGTTTCATATTTACATAAAGCTTTAAAACCAATAACACAATTAAGAATGATGGAAGACTCGTTAGTCATATACAGATTAGCTCGAGCTCCGGAAAGAAGAATGTTTTATATTGATGTAGGTAACTTACCGAGAGGTAAGGCCGAACAATATATGAAAGATATTATGGCCAAGTATCGTAATAAACTTGTTTACGACGCAAAGACTGGTGAAATACGTGATGATCGTAAACATATGTCAATGCTGGAAGATTTTTGGCTACCGCGAAGAGAGGGTGGACGTGGCACAGAAATATCTACATTGCCCGGCGGAGAAAACTTAGGACAGATAGAAGACATTATATATTTTCAGAAAAGATTATATAGGTCTTTAAATGTTCCTATGAATAGATTAGAACAAGAGCAGCAGTTCTCATTAGGTAGAGCTACTGAAATTAGTCGTGATGAACTTAAGTTTCAAAAGTTTATTGATAGATTGAGAAATAGATTTTCAATGTTATTTTATGAAATATTAAAAAAACAATTATTATTAAAATCTATCATTACAGAACAAGACTGGCAAACTTGGGGAACTAAAGTTGGAATCGACTATTTAAGAGATAATCACTTTGCAGAATTGAAGGAAGCAGAGTTATTAAGAGAAAAGATTCAAACATTAGATCAAATTCAAAACTATGTTGGTGAATACTTTTCTAAAGAGTGGGTTCAAAAGAATGTACTTTTATTTGACGAAGAAGAGATTAAAAATATGAATAAAGATCTTGAAGCTGCACAGGCTCAAGAACCAGAAGATGATCAAGGAGTAGTATAATGAACGAAGTACCAAATGAAAAAAATATGCCTGATGAAGTTGATACTATTGAGGATTTAGTTCAACATTCACTTAATCAAGATTATAATAAAGCTAATCAAGTTTTCGGTAATCTTATGACAATTAAAATGGATGATATGTTAAGTCAAGAAAAAGTTAAGATAGCAAATCAAATTCATAATCATATAGATCCAGATGATGAAGAGATTGATGATGAAGATTTGGAGGAAATCGATGATGAAGATGTTGATGATGAGAATGGAGAAGACGAGGAAGAGGTTGACGAGTCTGATATTGATGAGGAACCGGATGAGGCAGATGACGATGGAAGTGAATCCGATGATGATGAAGAAGAGATTGAAGGAGCTGCGGTGTAAACTCTCAAA